TGATGGCCACCTGGCCGACATGCGTAATATCGATAAAGAAATTGCCCGTGCCGAAGAAACCGAACGTCGCCAACTCGAAATGGCAAACACACACATTAATCACGAAAACGAAAAACGCGAAAAGGCCGAGGCTTCTCAGTTTTCATTTTTAAGGTTTATTAATGGTGCCAGTAAAAACAAACTCGAAGGCTTCGAACTCGAAATGCACCAGGAAGCTGTACGCGAAGCAAAGGTTGCAGGCGTGGCAATACAGGGTTATGGTATCCCAACCATTGTGCCCGGAGTTCAGAAACGTGATTTATCAGCAACCGGCGGAAGCTCCGGCAGCGAAGGTGGCGTAATGGTTCAAACCGACGTAATGGGATTTATCGATGCCCTTACAGCCAAAATGGTACTCAAAGATATGGGCGCAACATTCTTAACCAACCTCGTTGGTAATGTTGATATCCCTAAAATAACAACAGCATCAACAGCAACCTGGGAAGGTGAAAATGATGCCGGAGCCGAAACACAACCAACATTTGGTAAAATCAGTTTAACACCAAATCGCTTGGGTGCTTATGCTCAAATTTCGAAACAGCTTATCGCTCAAACAAGTTACAGCGCCGAACAAATTGCCCGTAACGATATCGAGCGCGCCATCCGCCTTGCAGTTGAAAGCGCAGCAATTAACGGATCAGGCTCAAGCAATATCCCAACAGGTATATTAAACCAAAGTGGTATTGGTAGTGTTGCCGGTGGCACCAACGGACTTGCTCCTACATGGGCGCATATTGTAGCACTCGAAAAAGAAGTAGCAGTTGATAACGCCGACCTTGGTTCGCTTCATTACCTAACAAATCCAAAGGTACGTGCTAAGCTTAAAACAGTAGCAGTTGGCACCGATCAACGTATGGTATGGGGTATGGATAACACCCTTAACGGTTATTCAGTAGGAATGACAACACAAGTACCATCCGATTTGGATAAAGGAACAGTAACGGGCTCATTATCTGCAATTATCTTTGGTAACTTCTCCGATCTTATTGTGGCCAACTGGGCTGGTATCGATATTGTTGTCGATCCTTACACATCCGCAAAAAATGCAATGGTTGATTTGGTAATTAATTCATGGTGGGATTGCGACGTAAGACACGTACAATCATTTGCCGCTATGGTTGATGCAATAACAACTTAATAGTACACTCCCGTTTTTGAATTTGGGTTCCGCTAATCTGCTTAGGCAGTGCGGCGGGGCCTTATTAAAACAATAAAAATAAAGTTATAATGGCAACAGTAAAAGCAATATTTATACGAAACGGTGCCGGAGTAGGTTACGGATACTTTGCAGGCGATAGCGTGGAACTCGATACAAAGGCATTTAACGATTTAGTGGAGCTTGGTATTGTTAGGGCTTTCGATCATAAGATTGATGCACCAAAGCCACAAAACGATATACCAACAAATATACCCGGATACAAAAAACTTATTGGAGCCGGTTATACATCCCTTGCCGATATAAAGGCAACAACCGACCTAACCGAAATTAAAGGTATCGGCGATATGTTGGCAAAGCAAATAGCTAAATATTTTAAAGAATAATTAACGATTCACAATTCACGATCCACCAAATGGCCTACAAAATAAATACAGCACCAACAGCCGAGCCGGTTACTATTGGCGAAGCAAAAGAGCAATTGGGATATTTGGCAACTCAAACTTTAACCGATGCCGAAACTACTTTAATAAATTCACTTATTAAAACAGCCCGGCAATACGCCGAAGATTATACCACCAGGCAAATAATGTCGGCAACCTGGGAATTGTATTTGGATGCATTTTCAACTCGCAAAATATACCTCGAAAAATCGCCGGTTGTATCAGTAACCGAAATAGCTTACAAAGATACCGATGGCGACGATCAAACCGTGGATCTTGATGATATTGCCCTCGATATTGCCCACGAGCCCGCAAGGCTTGTACCCGGTTATGGCATAACATGGCCCACAACTCAAACCATCGAAAATGCAATTAAGATAACATTTACTGCCGGATACGCCAGCTCGGCATTAGTACCGGCACCCATTAAGTCGGCAATACTATTAATAATTGCCCATTTATATGAAAACCGTGGCGACGAAGGCCACCGTACAATGCCCAAAACAATACAGTATTTGTTAGATCCATATTGCGTAATCCATTTTAAGTAATGAGTAATCAACCCACAATAGGCCAAATGTATCAAAGTGTAAAGTTCCAGTACTATACATTAGATAAAAAAGCCAATGGCGAAGAAGCTCCATTGTGGCACGATTACGCAACCGTAAAAGCCGAAGTTGATATTACGGCAGTATCGGAGCGCGAGCAAAATAATCGCCTGGCAAATACCGAAAACATCGATTTTAATATTCGAACACTTATAGGCATAAACACAAAAATGCGTGTTATCCACGATAGTAAAGTATATCAAATTATGGGGATAATGCAGATTACAAGACGATATCAAAAAATAAAAGCACACTTATCACTCGATTATACCGACGAATACCTCGCTTCGCAAGCCGATGTTACCGCCGATAATGTAGATGTTTCGAGCGATAAAGTAAATATATAAAAAACGATTCACGATTCACGATTAACGATTCACAAATAAAATGCAGATAACCGCTAACATAGAAGGATTTGATCAGGCCGTAAAAGCCTTGGATAAATTGCCCGATAAATTTCAGAGGCAAGCCATCCTTGCTATACTTCGCCGGAGCACCCGCCCAATGATTAGGGCGGCTCGGTCGCGGTTACTTTCGCACGGAAATTCATATAGCCAGCTATCAAAAGCAATTGGAAACATTACACCCAAAAGTAAAAATCCAATTATCTATGTTGGTCCGCGTATTAAAGGCAAATGGAAGTATGTAGGATATATTGCCCACTGGGTTGAGTATGGCACCAAAGGAATTAAAAAAAGCAGTGGAGGCACCGCCCGATCCGAAAACGATATGGAGTTTGGTAGTTGGGTAAGCCGTATCCCGTTGGGTGGTAAGTATCGCGAAGATCAACCACCGCGCCCATTTATGCGCCCAGCAATCGATGGCGAAAAAAATAATGTAGCATCCGAAGTTCGTAAGAACCTTGCAGAGCATCTCGATAAAAGTGTTAACCGATTATTTAAAAAGATATAATGAACATAGGCGATGCAATATATACAATACTTACAACCGACCTTACAATAGCCGGTATTATAACCGATAAGGTATTTCCGTTGGATGCACCCGATGGCAGAGCTTTGCCATATATTACTTATACAATTATTAGCGATATACCAAACAAGAACAAGGATCGCACAAAAACCATCGAAACCATGCGCGTACAGGTTGATGTATTTGCTCAAACTTACGATGGAGTAACCACCCTGGCCGATGCCGTTAACGATGCACTTTCTTATTACTCAGGTACCGTTAGCGATGTTGAAATTGATGTAATTGTATTTCAGGATGAAAACGACTTACACGATTCCGATGGCAAAGTATATCGAAAAGAACAGGATTATTTAATTCGAATTAAACCAAACTAAACACCAAAGACTAAAGACCAAACACCAAAGACCAAAGACCAAACACCAAAGACTAAAGACTAAAAACACATATAACAATGGCACGAAAAAAGAAAATAACAACAAAGCAGGGTGGCATTAAAGTAACCCTAACAAAAGAATATGTTTACGAAAACGGTCTAAAAATAGAAGCCGGGAAAACTCCAACCGTATCCAACAGTTTTTATACAGAATTAAAAGCAGGTGGTTATCTCGATCCGGTAAAACCAATTAACAAAAAATAAAAATACTAATCTCTAAAATAAAATATCATGGCAACAACAGGAACAGTAAACGGAACAATACAAGCTATATATGTTGGCTCCGTAAAAATAGACGTACAATTAAGTGCTGATTTATCAATATCACACGATCCCCGAACTTCAATAAATAAAGATTCGGCAGGATGGGAAGAAACCCGATCAGGTAAAAAGAGCTGGGAAATGAGCGGCGAATCCGAATTCCAGTTTGATGCAACCGAAGGTTTTAGCGAGTTATTTGCAGCCATGATTGCCGGCACCGAAGTAACTGTAATGTTTTCGTCGGAAGTGGTTGCAGACAAAAAATGGAGTGGTGTAGCACAAATAACCAAACTCGATTTATCGGCAGGGGTTGAAGAAGATGTAAAATTTTCTTATGCCTTTAAAGGTAATGGAGCATTAACCGAGGCAGTTGTACCAGCCGAATAATATAAATCATTTAATACCCGCCTGATAAATAAAGGCGGGTATTAACCCAAATAAATACAAAATGGATTATATAAAAATATCAGGAAGTAAGTACCCGGTAAAATTCGGGTTATCGGTAATACGCAGATTTGCCGCTCAAAAAGGATTTACCACACTCGACGAGTTCGAAAAATGGTACACAACCGCCAACGAAAAATCGCTTGGCATGCTGGATGATATCGCAGTATTAATATTACTGGGTATTAAACGTGGATGCCAAATTGATAAAATCGAGTGCGATATAACAACCGACGATCTTCTCGATTTAATACAAGAAGATCCGGAAGAATTTCTAAAACTACAATCGATATTACAAATTTCGGTAGTTGGCGAAGTTGATACAACAGTGCAACACCCAAAAACCCAAAGAAAAAAAAAGCAATAAGCTGGGTGTGGATTGAAGAACAGGCACTCGGCGCGCTTGGGATGAGTGTAACAGATTACGAGTTAATAACACTTACACAGTTCTTTAACAAATTGAGAGGCTACTACGACTTAGCATTACAACGCGAGCAGGCCGAATGGGAACGCACACAATATATCGAGTTTATTATTATGGTGAACAATCCCTACATAAAAGAGAGTAGCAAGCCTCGGACTTTTATCGATTTTAAAAACCGTAAACAAAAACAACCGGTTAAGAAAACAATAAAGATAACAACGAAAAAACAACTTGAAGATTTTATAAATGGGTAACCTGGCATCATTAACGTTTTTATTGGGAGCTAACACAAAGGATTTCCAAACTAAGATGCGAAAAGCATCTAACACTTTGCGCACCACAGGCCAGAGCATGAAAAAAATGGGCGGACAAATGTCGATGTATGTTACAGGCCCAATACTTGCACTCGGCGGAGCATCCCTTGCCGCCTTCGATAAACAAGCCCAGGCCGAAGCCAAACTTGCAGCCCAGGTACGTAATAATGGTAAAGATGTACAGGCAACCATGGCAAGTTATAAATCCTTTGCCAGTAGCTTACAAAATGTAACCACCGTTGGCGACGAAACCACACTCGGTTTAATGCAAATGGCCGAAACAATGCAAGCCGCCAATGTTGAAGAAGCAACAAAAGGCGCCATTGGATTATCAAAAGCCCTGGGAGTGGATCTCCAGGCAGCCATGAAAATGGTGGTGCTTGCACAAAACGGCGAATATACAATGCTTAATCGCTATGTGCCTGCTTTACGTAATGCATCTACCGAAACCGAAAAAGCTTCCATAGTAAACAAATTATATGCCGATGGTTTGGCAATTGCCCAACAAGAAGCACAAACAGGGTTAGGACCGTTAAAACAACTTAAAAACACAATTGGCGATATTACCGAAGAATTTGGAGCACTTATTGCCGAAGCCATAAAGCCCGCAGTTGAATGGTTAAAATCGGCCGCCGAAAAATTCCAGGGGTTAAGCACCAAAGGAAAACGAACAATTGCAATAATTGGAGGTATTGCCGCCGCCATGGGGCCATTATTACTTGCAGCTGGTGCCCTGGCAACAATATTACCTATCATCGCTTCGGGTATGGCATTAATTACCGGCCCGGTCGGTTTGGTGGTTGCTGCCATTGCAGCACTTGCCGCCGCCTTTGTTTATGTATATGATAACTGGGAAGCCTTTAAAGAGCGCCTCAGTAATTGGGATTGGCTTAAAAATGCAGCCATCGACGCTTTTATCGCGTTAATACAAGCAAGCTCGTACATGCTTAATGAGCTCGCTAAATTATTTGGTATCGATTTTGTTGCTCCATTAGTCGAACAACTCGAAAAACTTAAAGGCGAACCACCCGAATTAACCACCGAGTTTAAAAGCTTTGGCGATACTGTAAAAAGTGTTGCATCCGAAGTTATGGATGCCATGGGCTTTTTAGGTACTTCGGGCGCTGCTTCATTAGATAAAATAACCACATCGGCCAACAGGGCACTAAGTTCAATTTCACAATTAAACACCAGGCAAACAACTCAAATAGCACCCGATAACGATGTTGCCGATTTAAAACCACCAACCGAGCCGCCAGTAGTATCGCGCGAAGGTATCCAAAATGTAAAAGATTACACAGCGGCTTTAAATGAGTTCGATGCAACAGCTTCGGCGGTGGGCAACTCAGTTGGCGTCACTCTTGAAGATATGGGTAATAGCATGGTTGAAAGTTTGGGATTGGCCAAAACAGGATTCGAAGGCTTTGTAAGCGGCATACTTGGCACAATTGTAAAACTTATTAGCATGATGCTTGCCCAGGCAATGGCACAAAGTATTGCAGGGGCTACATCATCAGGCGTGGCAACAGGCCCCGGTGCTGTTGTTGCAACCCCTATATTTATTGCTACTGCAATTGCCGGAGTATTATCGGCATTTGCTGCCATACCCAAATTTGCCGATGGTG